CATCCCATGTGCGGGCTGGTGAATGCAAGAAGTCTGACCAGTAGACGTAATCAATCGGGCTGTGAGCCGCATCAATGCGCTCTGTTGGGTCTTCCACCGTGTTGTAGACCTGTGATTCTTCGGTCTCATCCAGCGCTCCCTCATCGGGTCGGTCATTGACGATTACAGGCTCGTAGCGAATCCATGCCGTACCGCGACCAGGCAGCAGTCTGTCCTGCACCGCGCCACTCATTGCCGAGTCAAAGTCACCAAATTGGGTGGTCTCGTACTCCATCACGCGCTCGAGCATCGTGGATGCCAACCGACCGACAGGGTCTTGATCCATGTAACGGCGTGAGACCTCGGGCTTGGCTTGGCGACCGTAGAGGGCTGGAAACAGGACTTGGATGTTTGACCACAGGATGTTGAACTTCATCCTTGGCATCTCAATGGCATCACGCTCATCCCGATACCGCTTGACAACCTTTAAGCCGCGCTTCTCCCACTTATCAAATATCTTGATGGCGGTCTCGATCTGATCGTGCCAGTATGGGCCTGGGTCTTCTCCCTCATAAGCCCCTGTTTCATCGTACATGATCAATTACCGCTGGCAAAGAAGAATGTCACATCAAGCACATTACCCTCGGTGAAATATAGGCTTGTCCCAATGTTGGCGGGGAATCGGTGAAACCCAATTGCTGGCGTAATTGTCCCTGAGACAACCGTGCCACCTGAGCCGCCATCGGTTAACACCATTGTGCCTGCGGTGGTGTTGTTGACGTAAAACCCAAGCAACTGGCATGGGCCTGTTGTGACTGCACCTGATGCCGTCATGTTTTTATATGCACCTACTTCTGCTACAGGCTGACTCATATTCGCTCCTCTTTATGTTGCATCTCAAAGTCCCACAGCTCATCGAGTGTGATGGTTTGCAGGGTCTTGCCCTTGGGCGGTGTCTGATCTTTTGCTTCTTGTCTATAAGCTACTGCAAGCATTCTAAACGCATCTGCTGGGTGTGAGCACCAATCATGGCGCGGAGTTTGACGAAAAGTTTTCTTATCTTCATCATATTCACGCTGATATTGCCTTAACGCTTCCAAGCCCTCATCGCATCTAGAGTCGAAATAACAGATGGGCAGGATCATCCGCACCGCTTGGATGCCGTCCTGTATGCCAATCTCAGGCACGATGGCGAGCTTGCTGATGCCACCAAGGTGTGCAGCCAATTGCTCAACAATGGACTTGCCGCCGCTTGCTAAGGTCTTGGCTCTGGCATCATGCGGCAGGAAATGGCGGGTGTATCGGTAGCCCTTGGCGTTGACCACATCGGCTATTTCCTCAATGCTTGCGCCTGATACGGCGTAATAGTCCATTACCCTGATCTCGCCCCTAACCACCTGATACCACCAGATGGCGGTGTCGTCTCGGTAACCTAAGTCCCATGCGGTAAATACTGGGGATTCTGGCTCAAACGGTAGCTCACAAATCCTGCCCTCGGCATCAGCCTGGCGCATTTCCTGACCAAAGAACGCTCCCAGCAAGGCGGCATCAAAGCTGCACTCGTACTCCTGATCGTACTGATCTTGGCTTAACTGTGACCGAGCCGCTTGCAATTCTGTGTCTGGCAATAACTTGGACACTGATGCCGGTAGGCGTAGCAGAAACCAATCTGGCACGACTTGGCTGACCTTGTAGATGTCGTGGAACTGGTTTTTGCCCTTTGGCGTTCCCCCAAACACAGCCCAACCGAGGCGGTCACTCAAACACGGTCTGATGATATTTCCCCATACGCTGGGTCTGAAGTCACCGTATTCGTCCATGTAAACGCCGTTAAAGCCCATGCCCCGCATTGCGTCAGCGTTGTCTGCGCCAAACAGCATGATCTTTGCGCCGTTCACCAGCTCTACCGCTAATTCTGATTCATTGCTGGTTTTGGTGATTGGTGCGGCGTAATGCTTGAGGTAGTCCCATGCCACCCGCTTGGCTTGGCTTCTGAATGGGGCTATATAGGCATACTGTGCGCCCCTACCGCTTTCGGTAATGGCTCGTTTGATCAAGTCGTTAATTGCGGCTACGGTCTTTCCAGCCCTGCGGTGGGCGAGTAGGCATGACCAGCGCTCGGTGCGCTGATGGAATGGCATAAATGCCGCCCTTGGGCTATAGGGCAGGATTACTTCACGCCGCCCCATGTCACCACCATTTCTACCGGCCCATCATCCTTGCCGGTGATCTCAGTTCTTGCCAACTTGGGTACATGGTATTCAACCACTGATTGGAATAACTCAAAGGCTTTGGCAGGATTGGGTTTTATGTCATGCTCAGGAACACCCATAGCGACCTCATCAAGCCACTGGGCAAGTCGGTGGGCATTACCATCCACAAACATTGCTATGGCCTCTCTAGCCTGTGCTGTGACCTTATTAGGCGTACCTACAATGCGACCGCCAGCTTTCTTTCTAGTTTTAACTACTTTAGTTTCGGTTGTCATGCTAAAGCCTTAGCAAGTTCATCTTGTATTGATGCCAATGGCTGACCCTCTTTGATTGCTTTACGCATTTCAGGGGTAATGTCTAAATAGCGTATTTTTTCTTCTTTGATCATGTCTAAAAACATTACATCAACTTTGCGCTTTTGTTCACTTGGTAAATTTTTGTAAGTTTCCCCACGACCATAAATTTGTTCGGCTAACTGATCTTTTGTTTGTGCTTTGGCATTTGTGTTGATATATGTCTCACCCATCTTTGCGCCGTACTTTTTACCTTGTTTTTCAAGGAAAGCAGGGTAAACCTCATCATAATATTTCTTCATGCCCTCACCACCAACTTTAAGGGCATCGCCGCTGTAAACATCTGTGCCAGCTTCTTGCGCCTGCATAGACTTAGCCAAATCATTTCCAACGTATTCAGACAATTTGTTTGCAGGAATGTTTTTACCAATGGCTTCTTGTTTTCCGCCGTTTACCAAAATTGCATCTAAATTAAAAGAACCATCAGGATTGCGCTTGGCAATAACTTCATCTACTTGTTTGGCAAGGTTGTATCTTTCTGCTTGTTGTGACCCAGTAGTCAAGCCAATCCTGTCATAACCTTTGTCCACCGCTTCTTTCAGCGCCCTTTTTAATGCAAGCTGATACCATGTTTCTTTAAATGGTGCGTCTGGTACGCCAGTCTTGAATTGATTTGCAGATAAAACAGCATCTCTCATGGCTTGCTCTTGATTCAAACTACCGCTGTGTCTTCCGACAAATGCACCAGTGTTCTTATCAAATGCCTCATAGTAGCCAGGATAATTAGCTGGATTCTGTCCTTCTGGAACAGTTGGCGGAATGTATTTCAGATCAATCTGATCTGCAGTTAAATCTTTTCTTTGGTATCCTTTTTCACGCCCCGCTTGATGCCAATCTGATTGAATTTCCTCAATCAATAACATTTTTTTGCCGTCAGCATCCACACGGTCATTGACCCTCATGTGGGCTAAAACATTCGGATCGTCCCAATGGCTAGACCTATATTCTGGATTTGCTGATGCGTTTTTAGCTTGCGCTGGCATGGAATTCATTATTTCTTGCTGTTTGGCAGGATTAAGCTGCCCCCAATCTGGCTCACCGCCCCGCTTAACAAATTGTGTGTAATAGTTTTCTGCTGCTTTGCTTGCGTCCATTGGCTTGTTTGGCAAAGTCATCAGTATTTCACGGTAATTTTCACCGCCTGGCAATTGAAATTTTTCGTATTTAGTTGGCTCTGATTCTGGTATTGTGTATACCGCATTAGCTTCTGCGTCTCTTGCATCCCGCAAAGTATTTAATTTTCGTGCAAATTCTCTAGAATCTAATGGAATTTGATTTACTCTTTCCAATTCTTTTTTAGCTGCATAATAATTATCCCAATCTTGTGGGGTAGGTGTTGGTTGCGGATTGCCTAGTTTGTTTAATGCGGCATGAGCTTCAGCATAATTTTTACTTGCTAAATTTCTAGCATTGATTATATTTGTTTCGTATTGTTGCATTTCATTGTACAAACCTTGTATCTCAGGCTCATACTTATCAAACACAATTTTGCGTTGAGCAATTCCAATAGGATCTTCTGCAATGCTTTCACCTAATTGACGTTCTTGCACATTAATACGGTTATTGGCAATGTAGTCTTGCACTTCTTGGCGGGTCACATTGGGCTTATTCTTTAAAAACTCATCCAACCCCATAGTTTCCATTTCATACTTTTTAACGTCTTGACCTTTTGCCAACTCATTAAGAAATGATGCGCCTGTGCCTTGCTTTCTAGGAATATTCAAAGCCTGCTGTTCTACCGCCGAATAAAATCCTAATGGAGATACTTCTGCTTTTGGTTTTGTAATAACCTGCGCCATTTTCATTTGCGGCTCAACCGCCATCAATGGTTTGGGTGTAATGTCTCCCAGCAAAGATCGTGTGGGCTGATTTGTTAAACCTGCGTTAATTTCTTTTCCAATCATTCGACTAGTAGCCATTACCGCAGGTTTCAACACCTTAGCCGTAGCTGGTGTCATGTACCCGCCCAGTTCCTCCATCCCCGCAGTTTCTCGTCTCGGTACGGTCGCCCTTGGCATCATGCCCA